TCACTTGCGCAGCGATTGCACCTCTTTGGCCATCTCGATCTGGCGGAGGTGCCGAGTGTAGTGCGCGATCGTTTTCTCACTCATCCCGGTAATGCTTGCGATCTGCGAATCGGTCATGCCGAGCACGGCAATTTCAACAGTCGCGGTGTATCGCAGTGCGTGATTATCGTGGGCCTCACCAGCTCCGCAGGCATCACGTGCTATCTTCATTGCATAGGCAGCTTGGCGGTAGCTCAACGGCTTTCCGTGATCTCCTGCGATGATGAATAGCCCGTCCCGTGGCGTAGCTCTCAGGCAGGCTTCAAGCTGGGTCGTCAGCGGTATCACCAACCGCTTGCGCGTCTTGTTTTGCCTAACCCTGATCCCGTCCTGCGAAACATCACCCCACTGCATTCTCAGAATGTCACCCATGCGCTGTGCGGTGCCGAGGCACATCTCGAAAATCAGGCGTGCGCGGGTGCCTATCGCATTTTGATCGCGGAAGTCGACAACCAGCTGATTTGGCCACGGCTCGCGCGTTCCTTCGCCCAGGCTGATAAGTGTCACGCCCTTCGCTGGGTTTCGATCATCAGGCATCCAGCCCAAATCGATCGCGTACTCGAACAGGATGCTTAGGCATTGAACAAGGTAATTTGCCAGCCGGGGGCGATCTGCGTTCGCGTCTCGCATCTTGATGACGTGTTTGCGGCGCATTCCTGCTGGATCGTCCTCTCCGAACATCACCCGCAGCTTTTCCATATACTTGCGGTAATCGGATTGGGTTCGAGGGGCCCGTTGGGTGAAGCGTGGGCCGTCGAAGTATTTATCTATGAGGCGCGACCATGTGTGCGTTTTGGGCGCCTTGTGAGCTGGTCCGTTCAGCAGCTTTGAGTATTCGGACCAGAATTGAGGTGTCCCGAATTCTGCATCGATCTTTTGGCGGTGATCCTTGCACTCGAAATACAGGAACTTCGCAGCACCGGGGCGACCTCGCCAATGGACATATTTCGGCAACTCACGATGTGCCATGTCAGGCCCTCATATCTTTGGTGTCGTATGGATCTGCTTCATCCGGCGTGACGTTGGTGCTGAAATCAAGCTCGATCACACGGCCCGAGATCCGTGCGCATGTGACTTCGACGCCAGCGGCTCGCGCTGCTCGGATGTAGTCCATGAGTCTTTCAGTTGTTTTCACGCCAGCCATAAATACCGTGCCTCCATCTGTATCAGGTAAAATATCACCCATAGGGTGAATGAGAGGGCGGCCCAGCCAGCAAGCGTGCAGCACACCGCGAGGATGATGCCGCCGCCGTTCAGAAACCGGTGATCTCGATCTGTATGGCGAGGGATCAACATTCGAGGGCCTCTCGGTAGAGCTGCAGGACGGCTTCTTCCTCGGCGACCTGCTGGGGGTCTTTGGTGCGCAGGGCGATCAGTTTGCGCAGGGCTTTGGTGTCGTAGCCGCGGGCTTTGGCCTCGGCCATGACCTCCTTTTGCTGATCCGAGACGATCTTCTTCTCCTCGTTCAGCCGTTCCATCCGCTCGACGAAGGAGCGCAGCTCGCCCACCGTGATGCGGTATTGCTTGGTGGAGACCTCGCGATCGGCGTCGGTTTCTTTCATCGGGGGCGGGACCTTGCCGGAGCTGAGGCTGTCAGCGACCCGGCGCAGATCGCCGCTGGTGAAGGGCGGGCTGGTCGTGGTGCCGCCATTGCCGTCCGGACCGCTGAGGGTCATCGTCAGGTTCTCGGCCATCATCGGGCTCCGTCATTTATGCGACCGGTCGCGCGCTCGAATGTTTCGCGCAGCAGATCCCAGCGGGTTGCGGCGGCGGCATTGGTCGAGAGTTCACGGCGGCTGCGGATTTGCAGGATGGCGCGCAGCTGGGTGGCGGTACGTTCCGGTTTCGGAATGTCGGTGCGCAGCTGAGGGCAATCCGACCGGCCACGCAGCCAGCGGCGGAACGCGATATCCGAGCAGAGCATCGCCGCAGCCTGCGCGCGGGCATTCACAACGCGATTGGCCTGCGACAGCCAGAGGCCCGTGGCGATCTCCAGGGTGCCGCCGGTCGCCATGACCCGAGATAGCGTCAGCCGTGTTTCGGTCGAGGCGATCAGCGCGCTATCGCTGCCAGTGCCGTGCTGGATCAGATCGAGCATCCGCACGCTGCCCAGTCCATCGGCATGGGCGCTGTCGATATCGCGATAGACGCCGGTTAAGCGAACAGCATCATAGGGTTGCAGGGGCTGGATCATCCCGGCACCTGCATCTGCATATAGTACAGCGTGCTATAGAGCATCGCGTTCAGCCAGACCAAATAGGCGATGAACAGCATCGCCGCGGCGGAGGTCAGGCCATTGGCCGCGCGGTTCAGCACAGTCATGCCGTAACCTCAGCCACGCGGTGCCGCGCGGCGATTGTCCATGCGAGCAGGGCGCTGGCCCGCGTAGGCCCACAGCCGATGATGTCGCCGCATTCGATCGAGGTCTTGGTCGGCTGCGCGTCAAGGCTGGCCCCGAATTCGGCGCAGAGAATGTCGATCACCTCGACCGCATCTGCGGCGGGCAGGGCGGCGGGCGCGGTCGCGCTGCGGGTGCCGTAGCGGGCCTCGATCATGGCGAGGGCGGTGGCGATGCGGTGGGCGCTCATCGGGTTGCACCCTCCAGCATCGGGATCTCGCCCATTGCGGCAACCGCGCGTGCGGAGCGAACGCCCTGCCGGTGCTGCACAACGCTGCTGGAGCGGTAGCTGGTGGGCGCGCCGACCGGCGTCGGGTGATAGCCGTGAGCACCCTCGGCCGCGAGTTCGGTCCAGCGCCGCAGCGCCATCCGTTCCGAGCCGATATGCTCGACGGTCAGGTTCGCAATCGCGACGGTGTAGGTGCCATGGGCGAGGGTCATCCGTCCCGCATGGGTCGTGCGAACGCTGATCGCCGCGCTGTCATAGCCGTCGCTATTCCACTGCTGGATGAGCTGGCTGGCAATGGCGGCGCGGGCAATCTTCGCGGCGCGGGTGTTGGTATTGCGGATCCGCTTGCTCATTGGATCACCTCCGCCAGCAGATAGCGCGCGCGGATGGTCCAGGAATGCAGGGCATCGCCGGGCGTCGGGCCTTCACCCTCCGCTCCGGCGCAGGTGATGACGTGGCGGGGTTTGTTGTTCGGGCAGCCATAGGCCGCGATCGCATCGTGATGTGCGATCAGCAGGTCTATCGCTGCACGCGGATCATTTGACTTTAATTGCTTCGAAGTAGTGAGCGCGCTGTTGAGGCAGTTAAAGCCGCCTATCTGCACGGGCAGAGATTCTGGGGCGTTCGGGAAAATTGATGTGTTTGAAGTCGTTGACGGCATGACCGAGGTCTCTCCCTGTTGTTTGGGAGGAATCTAATGGGCGTTTTGCCCATCGGTCAATTATAAAATGGACAAAACGTCCATTGCGTGTATTGCAAACCAACTCCACCATGGCGAAAAAATGGCTCGGGAGTTTGAAATGTATGACGTCGATGAACGTGTTTTGTTGGGCCTTTCACGCCTTACCGGGGTCAGTGTGGATAAACTTTACGGAGCCTTAATCGTTCGTTTGCTCATGAGGTTATCAGCAAGAGCTCTGGGAACTTCGGTTAAGCGCCCGCGATAAAGGTAATCCATCGAAACGCCCCATCGCTCTGCAATTTTATAGGCCATATCAGCTTTTAGTGGTTTGACGCCCTGTTCGATGCGGCTGTAGCTGCTCCGGTCTATTCCTACTGAATCAGCGAGTTCTGACTTCGTTAGGTTGTGATGAGCTCGCAATGCCTCCAGTCGTTGGCCTACTGCGACAGGATTAAATGGATCGTAATCGTTCACGGCATACCCCCTTGGTTTCCATGACTGAGTGTCCTGCGTAAGTGGATAAAGCGTCCATTGATGTTTCTCCCATCTTGACGAATGGACGAAACGCCCATTATGCAGGGTGTATGGAGATGAGATTTCAAACATTTGGTGACGTGATCGACACATGGCCTTCTCGCGTAGCCTTCGCGAAGGAAGTCGTGCTTTCGCTGTCTGCCGTGAATAAAATGCATCGGACAGACTCTGTGCGCGGTGTGTATTTCCAGAGAATTGTTAGGGCCAGCGCTCAGCGCCACGGTGCCGCTGCTGTTACTTATCAAGAGCTTTGCATTCTAGCGGGTAGGTCGGCGCCTGATAACTTAAAGGCAGTTACTACAGCCATTTCCCGTCCTTGCGTTGATGTGGAAATCGGGGCGAGCAAATGAGCGCCGCCGCAATGAGCCACGGTCCGCTGGTGGCATTCACAACCCCTGCCGCTGATCCAGCGCGTCTTCACGCATTCGCCACTCACCGGTTTGGCGAAACGACGCGGGGTTCATTTGGTATGGGCCCCCGCGCCGCATCTTCATCGTGTCCAGCGATTGAGAGGGGGGTGGTCGGATGACCGTTCCCGTCTTCTCCACAGCATTCAAAGCATCGCCTTCACCGGTGGATGATCGCAGAGGAGCGCCTGAAATGTCTTTCCGAAACTTACGAAACCGCAAAATTTCTGGTTCGGGCGGAAAGGGCGGTGGTGAGGGGGCTGAGCGTGCGGCGTTTGCGCGGATGCTGTGGAGCGCATTTCCCGAGGCACGATCCGAGCATGAGCTGTGCGAGCTGGCGGCGATGGTTCTGACCGATGATGCGCGTCCTGTGAATCCGCGGACGGTCCGAAACTGGCTGCAATGCGAGAATGCGCCGCATTTTCGCTACGTGGTGCGCGTCATGGCGTTGGCGGGTGCCGAGGCAGTCTTTGCACTAATTGATCCGGAGGCAGCATCATGAAGGTCCGTGCGTGGGTGGGCTATCGATTGAATACGTGGCGGGCAAAGAGGGCGGAGCATGCGGCAAGCGTGTTCCGGTTGCGCGCGGAAAAGTTTTTCCTGCGGGTCAAGGGGTTGAGCAAATGATGCTCGCGCCGGGCTTCGCAGCAGGGTTTCCGGTGTCGGGGGGCGGCGTACCGCACCGGAAAGGGGCGCGCCGTATCGTGGTTGTCGCGGCGCGCCCTCAACAAAACATGGCGATGGGTGGGTATTTGACTTATTCAGTTCTTGAGCTGGGCGAGGTCGCCATGCCCCAGCGTTCAACTGATGGGCCTATAGGGTTCGCAGTTGTAGCCTCCCCGGACTCCCCCGCCTGTGCCCCACGCGCAGGCGGGGTTTTTTGTTCGGGTGCGTTATGAACCGCGTGCATTTACCGGACCGCCGGCAGAACCGAACGCATGAGATCACGGCCTATGGGGGGCGGTGGCGGGTCTGCGTTGGCTATGACGGGGCAGGGCGCGCGCGGGAAGTGTTTATGGATGGCGAGCGTGTCGGCTCCGATGTGGCGCAGCTGCTATCGGATGCCTGCGTTGCGATCAGCGTGGCGCTGCAGCACGGCGTGCCCGCGGCGGAGATGGGGGCGAGCTGCGGCACGGTTCCTGTTGCGGGCGCGGCGGAGGTCACAGAACCGGCCTCGGCTTTAGGCGCGGTTCTGGCCATGTTGGTCGCGGAGGATGCGGATATCGCGCGGATCGGCGGTGCGCCATGAGCGTGATCGCGGATCAGGTGCGGGCGGATATTGCGGGATTGCGGGCGGATGGCGTCTCGGCCCGGGAGGCGCAGCTGGCGATTGGCTGGCGGTATTTGCGGGCGATCGAGCGCAATCACCTGACGCCGGTCCGCGACCGGGCACCTGCACCGGATCCGGAACCGGCGCCGACCAGGACTGATGTGCCACCGCTGGTGAGCTGGACCAAATCGGGGGTCGCCAAACATGGGGGCTACCAGTTCGCGGGGCCGCGGCTGGAAGTGCTGCGCCGGTCGGCCAGCTCTCGCGGGTTCAACCGGCTGCAGCTGATCGAGCAGGGCGTGCTGGATTGCACGACCACGAAAACGATCGGGCTTCTGAAGCGGCTGGGGCTGATGGCGCAGGCGGGCCAGCGGCGATCCGGTCGCGGGAATACCAAACGCCTGCGGGCCTATTACCGCGCCACGGCGCTGGGTCGTGATGTGCTGCGCGCCATCGAGGCCGGACCGGACGCGCCACCGGTCCCGTGGCTGCGCGAAACATCCAAAGGGGAGGGCGCGTCATGAAACCGCAAGCGTCGGGATTGCAGGCGGTCCAGTCGGAGGAATTGTTCCACTATCCGATTGCGACGCGCGAGAGGCTTCGGAACCACTTCTTTCTGACTTTCCACCACCGGCGCTGGCTGAACAGCGACTTTCGCAACCTCGCGGATCTGGATGTGCGCGGAGTGGCGCTGGATCTGTTTTGCGCGGCGCAGGATCAGGCGCCGGTGGGGACCTTGCCAACCAATGACCAGCTGATCGCGCGTTTGGTCGATGTGTCGCTGGAGACCTGGCGGGGGCTGGCGGCGCGCTCGATCCCGCCGCTGACCAATTGGCAGCGCTGTGTGTGCGATGATGGTGAAGTGCGGCTTTACCATCCGGTGGTGCTGGAGATCGTGCTGGATGCGTTGGGGCGCAAGGAGCAGGATGCGGAGAAGCGGGCCAATGACAAGGCGCGCAAGCGTCTCAAGGCTTTGCCCGAGCAGATGATGCGGGCGGGATTGCGCAAGCAGGCTACGGAAGACGAGGCCTTTGTCCTGCGTTTGGATGAGCATCTTCTGGAACATTATGACGGTGAGCAACGACGCCCGGCGACGGTGCGCAGGGCGCTTGAGGATCTCGATCTTCAGGATCAGCGCGGCGCGTAATCCTTCCGCGTTTCTTCCGGCGGAAGGAAAACGGAAGGAACGCGGAAGGAAACCGGAAGGAAGTCGGAGCGAAAAAGCGTGAAAGAGCCGTGTCCGGCTTTTTTTTGATCCGGTTTGTTCCGCGCTGAAAAGACAAGGACATGAAATTGAAAATGACAATTGCGCGGTGGCGCGCGGGCCGCTGACGGGCCGGTTTTTGCAAGCGGACGGATTGGGTTGAGAAAGGAAGATCTGATGGACAGCGTTGAGCAAAAAGAGGGGGAGGCGCGTGTGATGGCGTTGCTGATCGAGCCATTGCTGCGGCGGGGATTGGCGCGGCCCTCTGCGGTGAGCAAGGGCCAGTTCGAGGATATGAAGGCGGATATCTGCAAGCGTCTGGCCTATATGACGCCCGCCAATCTGGGAGCGCTGGAGGAGATCGTTGCGGCCAATCCGGCGGGCAAGGATCGGGACCGGCTGCCGATCGGGCCGGTTGTGCTGGGCTATGCGGCGGATGTGCAGCCGCCCAGCGATACGGCCTCGCCGCTGATGCGCGCGGTGTTCAGCTCGGCCACGGGTCTGGAGGCGATCCAGGGCGGGTGGTCGCCGGAGCTGCTGGGTCAGGTGCGGCGGACGCGCAAATGGCCCGGACGGTTTGCGCTGACGCAAATCAGAAACGGCGCGGATGACAATGTGCGGCTGATGCGGCGGCTCGAGGAACGGATCGCGACGGGGGCGGCGCTGGAGGGCGCGGACCAGGCGTGGCGCGACCGTCGGCTGGCGGCTTTGCGCAAATGCGAGGAGATCAGGGAAATGGGGCTGAAGGGATGAGCGTGATGGGGGCTATCGAAGCGGGTGCGCAGGGTCGAGTTGCGCTGGATTGGTACGCGGCCGAGGTTACATCGGGCCGTGAGCGTACCGTGGCAGATGCGGTCGAGGCGCTGGGTCTGGTCGCCTATGTGCCGGTCTGGCGTCGTCAGGGGCCGGTGAACCGGCGGACGGGGCAGCGCAAGATGGTGTCGTCGCCGCTGGTGCCGCGATGGGTTTTTGTGGGCTGGCCACGGGGACTGCCCCATGCCTTCGATGCAGTGGCCGCGCACCGCGATGTCCGGGGTTTTGTGGGCGTGGACGGTGTGCCCAGCCGGATCCGGTGCCACGTGATGGACGGGTTTATCCGGGCGCATGGCAAAGACGGGTTCACGCTTGCGGACCAGGTGGAAACCGACGCGGAACGGTTGGAGCGGCTACGTGCGCAGCTGGGCAAGGTGCATCAGGCACGGGTGGCGCAGGGCAGCTTTGCCGGGACGCAAGTGACGGTGCGCTCGGTCGGCGACAAGCACGCGAAGGTGGTGATGCAGCTGTTCGGGGGCCAGCGGCTTACTGTGGTTCCGATCGGAGCGCTGGTTCCGCTGGATGTCTGACAGATCTGGGGCAGGGTGACCGCCCCCAGCCCTATGAGGCATATCGCGACCCTCTGCGATCCGGTGCCGAGAGAGGGATAGGATCGCAAAGTGCGACGCTGTGGGTGGGTTTAAGAGTTTCGCTTTTGACAAGGGTTTACTGAATGTCCCGCAAAGCCCGTTGTGTGGATTTAGTGAGCTTTCGCTGCGGATGCACCAATGTGGTTTTCAGTGAGCCATTCAATAAACGGCCTTTTGTGTTAAAACGATTCTGATGTGCGAAAAATCACCGTGATGATTGAAGAATCTTCCGTCGTATGGATTGCTTTGTAATAATGGTTTTCTGACTGCCTGTTTTTCGGAGAAATATTGCGCCGCTCTGTCCTGTTTGTGCGAGTGGGGGCGATTTTTCGAAAATATCATATCATTTTTGATCGATTTTGACGAAATCTAATATAGAAATTGTACAGGCGTGTAAGCTTGCTGACGTGCAAGTCTGCATATGTACAATCTTACCGGCGTACAAACGTACGTTTTTGTTAGGAATATCTCATGAAAATGGCATTCGCAATTTCGGCCGCACTTTGCATCGGATCAGCAAGCATGGTGCAGGCACAGGATTATAATTTGGATGTTTTTTTTGGCCTTAGCGCAGAAAACAAATTGGGGTGGGGCGGCTTCCAATACGACACAGATAGTGGCCGAGTTTTGGGCCTCGGGGTTTCACGTAACGATGTTTTCGTCCCTGGTCTCGAAATTGGTTTAGAATACAACACCAACGAGCAGGAATTTGTCTGTTGCGGGACGAACTCTATGGGCGCGGATACAATATTAATTACCGCGCGGTACAACCTTTTCCAATACGGTGGCTTTGAAGGATATGCCGGTTTGGGTTTAGGTGCCGCTAATGTGGCCTATAAGTTCGCGCGTACCTACGAAAACTCTGAAACCGTTGCTGCCGGGCAGATCATGTTGGGCGGGCGGTATGACGTCACACCCGCGTCGCAAATCTTTGCCGAATATCGGTATCTCTCGGTAGAGGACGCGGGAGTGGCGGGAGGTCTTGGGGGTGGTTTTGATGCCGAATTCAATTCTTCCAATATTGTCTTGGGGTATCGTTACTCGTTCTAAGGCGAAGCAGATACGAAGGTATCTGTCGGGGCTGTCTGCCTTACTACAGTGTGTTCTGCCTTGCTCAAGAGATTGCGTCTGTAACAACGCTCTAGCCACACTAGCGCGCAAGATGGTGTCGTCGCCGCTGGTGCCTCGCTGGGTTTTTGTGGGCTGGCCACGGGGTTTGCCCCATGCCTTCGATGCAGTGGCCGCGCACCGCGATGTCCGGGGCTTTGTGGGCGTGGACGGTGTGCCCAGCCGGATCCGGTGCCACGTGATGGACGGGTTTATCTGGGCGCATGGCAAGGACGGGTTCACGTTTGCGGGCCAAGTGGAAACCGACGCGGAACGGTTGGAGCGGCTACGTGCGCAGCTGGGCAAGGTGCATCAGGCACGGGTCGCGCAGGGCAGCTTTGCAGGGACGCAAGTGACGGTGCGCTCGGTGGGTGACAAGCACGCGAAGGTGGTGATGCAGCTGTTCGGGGGCCAGCGGATTACTGTGGTTCCGATCGGAGCGCTGGTTCCGCTGGGCAGTTGACAGGTTCGGGCAGGGTGACCGCTCCTACAGCCCAATTCGAACATTAGCGGGATACACTGTTGGCGGGGACCGGACGTTCGCTGCATTTTGCGCAGAGGTTTGCTATGCGGACGAACCGGACCTTCATCCGGATCGCCTGCGCCTGTTCATCTACAACTGGAATAGGCCCAAGGCATTCACCACATCGCGCTTTGTTGCCTCGGTGCGTTCTCGTGCCTGTGCGGTACCTTCTTTGATCACCTCAAGTATGTAGCCTCGATCCTCGGCGAGCTGAGCTCTACGCTGGCGAATTGGGGCTATGAGCTCCTGAAGGATCGCTTCCAGACGCGCCTTGATCTTGCCATCGCCAAGCCCGCCGCGCTGATATTGGGCCTTGAGCTCGGCAAGCTCGTCCTGGTCCGGATCGAAGGCGTCGAGATAGGTGAAGACAACATTGCCCTCAACGCGGCCCGGGTCTTCGACGCGCAGGTGGTGCGGATCGGTGAACATTGCTTTGACAGAACTTCGGATTTGCTCCGACGATGCGGACAAAGCGATGGCGTTGCCGCCGGATTTCGACATCTTGGCCTTGCCGTCGATACCGGGCAACCGGCCCGCCTTCGGGATGATCGCCCGCGCCTCGGGCAGTACGACGCTGCCTGCGGTTGCGTTGATGCGCCGCACAATCTCGTTGGTTTGCTCGATCAGTGGGGCCTGATCCTCGCCGACCGGTACGATGGACGCCTTGAAGGCCGTGATGTCCGCCGCCTGCGCCGCCGGATAGCACAGAAATCCGGCAGGAATATCGCGCCCGAACCCTCGCATGCGGATTTCATCCTTGATCGTCGGATTCCGTTCGAGGCGTGCCACGGTGACAAAGTTCAGATAGAGCATCGACAACTCGGCCAGCGCCGGAAGATGCGATTGCAGACAGATCGTCGTGCGAGCAGGATCAATGCCCACAGCCAGATAATCAAGCGCGACCTCGACCACGCTGCGCCGTACCTTCTCCGGATCATGGGCGTTGTCGGTCAGGGCCTGAATATCCGCGAGCAGCAAGAATTGTTCATGGCTGTCCTGATAGCGCAGCCGGTTAGCAAGTGATCCTGCATAGTGCCCGATGTGAAGCGGCCCAGTCGTGCGGTCGCCTGTCAGAATGGTTGATTTGTTCATTTTGCGTGTTCTCATAAAATGAGAGGCCGCGCATCGGGAGGTTCGGAAAACAAAAGGCCGCCCATGCGGCGGCCTCGGAATACGTTTGGTCATCCGGCCACCCTGTCAGGAGGCCAGCCACCAAGTCATTGCGATGATCATAGTGTTTTCCATGGAATACTAGCTATCGTCAGGAAGATCGCGCGTCAATCAAATGGTAGTAAGGGCTCGTTGCTGCCGTTAACTGCGACCAAGTCCAAAGTCCGGTAAGGGCCGTTCGTAACACTTTGCGAAGGTGGTGATGCAGGTGTTCGAGGTCCAGCGGCTTACTGTGGTTCCGATCGGAGCGGTGGTTCCCTTGGGCAGTTGACAGGTTCGGGGCAGGGGTTTTACCGGTTGGGGCAGGATGACCGCTGATCCCTGCCCAATGAGGCATATGGCGACCCTCTGCGATCCGGTGCCCAGGAGAGGGGATAGGATCGCAAAGTGCGACGCTGTGGGGGGGGATTGGTTGGTGACAGCGCAAATCTGAACCACTTTTGTGTGTTCTAAAATCAATTGTTAAAGGAGGGTGAGACTACATGAGACGCCTAGACCACCTCTGCAAAGAGTTTCTTTTTGTTTTTGAGGTGCCGCGCGACAAGCTGCTTCACGCATCTACCCTTTTTCGAAATGAAGCGTGCCGGTCTGGCAGCGTAAGTCGGCGTTGCAATCTCGGGGAAGAGCGCAATGATTTCGTCGCGGCTTTCGGTTGAGACAGCTTTGAGCGCTTCAGGTCCGACAAATAAGCTCTCTGTCGCAGCTCCATTCGAGTAGACGATCTCATGGTCGTCAAATAGCATATGCCAATAATCGACCTCGGACACGTTCATCACCTGCTCAATGCCATCCATGCTGCACAGTTTAATGGCGGGGATCAGCACCTCGCTGGTATTAAACATGCGCAGTGCAATCTTAGAGCGTATCAGTACACGGTGCTGCGGGCTTACCATCAGATTTTGCTCAGGCATGTTTCTACCGAGCGCGCCTGCCGTGATGCGTACGGGGCGTAGCTTAGGGTTTATCGCCAAGTCGATACTATCTAGCTTACGGTTGCCGATCCAGCGGATGGGACGGTAGCCGTTATCCAGAGTTAGCACCTTGTCGCCAACGCCAAGATCTTCAATGGCTACAAGGCCTCTCTCGGTTTCAATTTTTACACCTCTACAAAAGCAGGGAACCCCCGAAACATTGTTGTTTCGAATACTCAGTGTTCCGACCGGATCACCGTTCGTATTGAAAACTTGATATGACCATTCCTTGAATGAAGGATCCTCATATCCAGCGTCTTCTACCAGGTTATCAACTTGGAGGCTCCAGCCATCGGGTATATTCACGATAGTGGATTCGATTTCACCATCCGCAGGTTGTGAATCGACGGTAATCGCCCCGCTAAACCCGATGCCAATGTTTACAGTCACCGTGTCATCGGTGCCGTTGTTTCCGACGTTTTGATAAAACGACCCAAAACTGTTTGCAGTGATTACAAAGTTAGCCATGCTGTCTCTCAAACTACATCAGTTCCGACAGCTGCGGCGTGATGTTACTCAAAATATATAAATTTCAGGCAATTACTCTGCCTGTGTGTAAGAAGCATGCTGTTCATATAGCGCGCTAATTTTAGTCTATCCTTGATCCCTTAATCGACGTGTCGGGGCGAATTATTTACCACTCACGGCACAGTTCTTCCAAAGCTCGAGCGCCATATGAGGAGCTTGAACTCAGAACGACCCTACGTTGAGTGGGTATACTTACAGCTCAACTGATGACATTTTTTTTATGCCAAATCAATTCGTGAATTCCCTTAGGTAAACTCACGCTTTGTTCGCAGCGTTGGTGAGTAAGCTGTCATCGATCCCGCCTTTAAAATTAATAGGTTAAGTTCCAGCCCCCCTCACCGTGAGGCGCCGATGTTCGAGATCACCTCCGACCTTGCGCGCACGATGCGCCGCCTCGGCGACATTGCGGAGAAGCAGATCCCGTTTGCGGCGGCGCGTGCGCTGACGATGACGGCGCAGGACATCAAGGAGCGGACCGGGCAAAAGCTCGATCGTGTCTTTGACCGCCCGACGCCTTTTACCAGGCGTGGCCTCTATATCCGTGCGGCGCGCAAGACGCAGCTGACAGCGGAGGTGGGGTTCAAGACGATCCAGTCACGATATCTCGCATTGCAGGAAAGCGGGGGCGTGCAGTCTCCAAAGCGGCGGGCGATTGTGATCCCGAAGCGGATGCGGCTGAACCGGTACGGCAACATGACGCGCGGGGCTGTCAGCAAGGCGGCCGGAAAGCCGGATACGTTCGTGGCGTCGCGGGCTGCAAAGGCGACAGCACATCTTGCCCCTGGCATCTATCAACGTCCGAAGCGCAGCAAATACCGCAAGGGCGGCGCGGGGAACAAGAACCGGGGCGAGCTCAAGGGACCGCAGCTGCTGGTGGCATTCGAGGGCAAGGCGAAGTACCGGCCACGGCTCGGCTTTGTGCAGGGCGGGAAACAGATTGCGGCCAATCGCCTTGGCCCGAACTTCAGCCACGCTTTGCGCGAGGCCGTGCGCACCGCCCGCTGATGACCCCCACGCCAGCCCGCTAACGGGTTCCCCACGAGTGGGTCCTTCCCGGCCTCTTTAGCACGCGGGTAATTCGCACCGCGTGTGATTTGTGTGTTTCGGGATCCGGGGGCTGCAGGATTACATTGAGGTTGTTGTTCCGATGGCTGAGCTGACCACACAGTACCCGCTGCCCGAGGGGGTGATCGATGCGCGTGTGAACCGCGGGCAGCTGGCGGATGCGTTCAATGTCTCGGCCAATACGATCGACAAGTGGCGGCGGGACGGCATGCCGGTGCTGCAGGATGGCACGAACGGGCAGAGCTATGTGTTCCAGCTCTCTGCGTGCTGGGCGTGGCGCGCGGGGGAGGTCGAGGGCAAGAAGCAGCGGGATGCCGAGGCGGAGCGGTCTGTGCGGCAGCTGCGCATGGCGTTCCTGAACCGTGGCGAGGGGCGTGACGCGGATGCAGGGATGTCGCCGCTGGAGGCGCGGGCCCATGCGGAGGCGGAGCTGCGGTTGAACCAGGTGGGGCGCGAGCGCGGCGAGCTGGTTTATGTGTCGGATGTGACCGACGGGATCGAGGCGATCTTCGCCAATATCCGCGAGGTGCTGCAATCGCTGCCGGACTGGATGGAGCGGGAGGCGGCGATGGATGCGGCCTCGATCGATGCGCTGACCAGGCGATGCGACGGGGCGCTGGAGGGTCTGGCGGAAACCATTGCCGAGCGGTTCGGCGCGGATCCGGGCGATCGGGATGATGCGGGTCACCCGCAGGACCGCGCGGCCCGGCTGTGACCTTCGACTACGAGCCGCTGCCGCCCTTTGCGAGCATGGCGGGGGTGGTGCTGGACTGCCTGCCATCGCTGCGGCCGCCTGCGCGGATCAGCGTGACGCAGGCCTGCGAGAGGTATCTGCGGGTCAAGGTCGGGGGCAGCTGGCAGCGGTTTGATCGGGGCGTGACGCCCTATATGAACGAGCCGCTGGATATGATGGCGTCGCGGCGGTTCCTGGAGCTGATCTTTGTGGGGCCTGCGCGGGCGGGCAAGAGCGAGCTGCTGCTCAAGGGCACGGCCTGCTATGCGATTGCCTGCGATCCCGGACCTGTTCATGTGACGCAGATGGACCGCGACTCCGCGAAGGCGTGGGCGGAGGATGAGCTGGCGCCCTCGGTGCGCAACAGCCCTGATCTGGCGGCGCTGCAGGGCAAGGCGCGCAGTGATCGCAATATCTTCAGCAAGCGGTTTATCGGCGGGACGAAGATCTCGATCGGGGCACCGACTGCGTCGAACTTTGCCAGCCGGACCTCGCGGTTCGAGCTGATCACCGATCTGGACCGGATGAAGCTGAACATCGACGGGGAGGGGGCGCCGTTCTCGCTGGCGGCGAAGCGTCCGCAGACCTTGCTGTCGCGGGGCATGGCGATGGCGGAAAGCTCGCCCGGTCATCCGATCCAGATCGAGGACTGGACACCGCAAAGCGTGCATGAGCTGCCGCCCTGCGAGGGGATTGTGGGGCTCTATAATGGCGGGACGCGGGCGCGGTGGTACTGGGATTGTCCGCATTGCGGGGAGGCGTTCGAGCCGCGCTTTGATCTGCTGGAATATGATGCGGAGCTGCCACCTGCGCAGGCCGGTGCATCAGCCGAGATGAAGTGCCCGGAATGCGGTGCGTTAATATCTGCCAGCGAGAAGCCCCGCCTGAACCGTTCTGGATACTGGCTTCACGAGACAAACGAGGGCGGTCTGGCGCGGGTCGAGGATCCGCGCATCAGATCCGTCAGTCGTCTGAGTTACCACCTGAACGGGGCGGCGGCGGCTTTTGCCAGTTGGTCCGCGATTGTCAGCCGTTACATGGTCGCCAGCCAGCATGCCAGAACCATGGGGGACGAGACGGGTCTGCAGGTGGTGGTGAACACGGATATCGGGCTGCCCTATCGACCCTCGATGATGGATGAGGAAAACGCGCTGACGGCGGAGGGCTTGCTCAAGCGGGCGGAGGGTCTGCCGCGGGGCGAGGCGCCGGACTGGACGCGGTTCGTGCTGGTCTCGGTGGATGTGCAGAAGGGCCGGTTTGTGGTTCAGGTCGAGGCCTGGGGCACCCATGGGGAGCGGGCCCTGATAGACCGGTTCGATCTGGCGCAGCCGCCCGATGATGCACCGGGGGCGGGAGATCCTGATCGCCCGCGGGCGCTGGCACCGGAGCGCTATTCCGAGGATTGGGACGTGTTGCGTCCGTTGCTGGACAGGGTCTGGCCTGTGAGCGGGCAGGGCTACGGCCTGCGCACGCTGGCGGTGGGATGCGATATGCACGGCCAGCCCGGGGTGACGGATCAGGCGGAGAAGTTCTGGCGCAAGATGCGGCGCGAGGGGCTGATGTCGCGGTTCTTTCTGATCCGGGGGCATGGCGGTCTGAAGCAGCGCTCGCTGGTCTGGTATGCGGCGCCCGAGCGGGCCCATGGCGGCAAGAAGGCGCGGGGGGTGAAGATCCTCAACATCGCAACCGATCTGGTGAAGGACTCGGTGACCCAGTCCCTGACGCGGCTTCCCGGACCTGGTGCATATCGTCTGGGCAACTGGATCGATGCGGGTTTGCGCGACGAGTTGTGCGCGGAGCGTCGGGGGGCTGCTGGCTGGGAGATGAAGGCGGGGGTGAAGCGCAACGAGGCGTTTGACCTCGCGGGGTACAATCTCGCATTGGCGCGGCATCACGGCATTGAAAATATCGACTGGGATGCACCGCCGGATTGGGCGGCCTTTGGCATCGCGAATGTGCTGGCGGTGCCGCTGCGGGATCCGGACGCGGTCCCGTCCCCCCCTGAACCGCAGGCCCGCTCGAGGCCGCGCACGATCAAATATCTGGGAGGCTGACATGGCCGAATACAGACAGGCATACACGCAGGCAGATGTCGATTGCTTACGGGCTGCCTTGGCGCGTGGCGTGCTGAAAGCGACGATCAACGGCGAGAGTGTCGAATACGCCTCGATGGCGGAAATGCGAAAGCAGATCAACATCATGCAGGCCGACATTGAAGGTGTGACGCGCGGTCTGCGCACGCATTACCCCACAACATCGCGGGGTCTTTGAGGTGGACCTGATCACGCGCGCAATGGCGCATTTTGCACCGCGCGCGGCCCTGCGTCGGGCCGAGGCGCATACCCGCTACACAGCATTGATGAACTATGACGGGGCAAGCCGGGGGCGCCGGACCAAGGGATGGAAAGCGCCTGCAAGCTCGGCGGATGCGGCGGGATATGGTTCGCGGCGGCGGTTGCGCCAGCTGAGCCGCGATCTGGTGCGCAATGCGCCCTTTGCAGCGCGGGCCCAGCATCTGATCACGAACAATGTGGTCGGTGGTGGTTTTGTGCCGTCCATTAACGGGGCGGAGGATCCGCAACTGCGCGCTGTTCTCGACACCCATCTTGGCACAACGGCCATCGATGCGATGGGGCTGAATGACCTCGCGGCCTGTCAGCGGATCGCCATGAACGCCGTGTTCGAGAGTGGCGAGTTGCTGGTGCGCCGCCGGATGCGGTTGAAGTCCGATGGCCTGACATTGCCGTTCCAGATCGAGCTGCTGGAGCCGGATTATCTGGACGAGACCAAGCAATGGAATGGCGGCAACGAAGTCATCGAGGGGATCGAATTTGATCCCTGGGGGCGGGTCGTTGCCTATTGGCTCTATGACCAGCATCCCGGCGATGTGAGCCGGACGATCAACACTAAATCCCGCCGCTATGCCGCCCCGGAAATCCTGCATCTGCGCAAGCTGGATCGACCGGGTCAGGCGCGGGGCGTGCCGTGGATGGCGCCGGTGATCCTGACCCTGGGGGAGATGCGCGACTATCAGGAGGCGCAGATCACCAAGCAGCGGATGGCGGCGCTGATGGCGTTTTTTGTGGAGAGCGAGAGCGATGCGGGCGCGTCCAGGGGGACGGGGGCCAGTGCGCTGGATGATATCGGACCGGGCGCGATTATCGAGCTGGCGACGGGTCAGAAGGTCACCGCGACGGAGCCACCGAAAGTCGATGGCTATGACCAGTTCATGAAGCAGGGGCTGAGCGCGATCGCGTCGGGTCTGGGCCTGACCTATGAGGCGCTGTCGGGGGATTTGAGCGGTGTGAACTTCTCCAGCGCCCGGATGGGGCGGATGGAGATGAACCGCAATATCGAGGTGTGGCAGGGCCATATTATCCGCGCGCAATTCCTGACGGGGATCGAGCGGTGGATGCGCGAGGCCTGGCTGCTGAACTTCGGGAAAGCGGCTGACTGGCAGCTGAGCTGGACTGCGCCGCGCCCGCAACTGGTCGATCCGACCAGAGAGATCCCGGCAATGGTGAAAGAGATCTCGGCGGGCCTCAACAGTCGCCACGGCGTGATCCGGTCGCTGGGCCGCGATCCCGAGACAATCGACGCCGAATTGCAAGCGGACACATTCAGCACAGCAGGAGAGATCGATGGAGAGTGATCTGGTCGTGGGCGGCGAGATCGTCCTGAGCGGGGTGATCGGCTTTGACTGGTGGACGGGCGGCGGGATTACCCATGAGCTGGTGGTCGCGGCACTGGAGCAGTTCCCGGGGGATGTGACGGTGCGGCTGAACTCCGGCGGGGGTCATGCGACGGAGGGGGCAGCGATCCATGCGGCGCTGGTCTCGCATCCGGGGCGTGTGACGGTGATCGTCGAGGGTCTGGCGGCTTCGGCGGCGTCGCTGCTGGCGATGGCTGCGGATGATCTGGTGATGTCCGAGGCAGCGATGCTGATGATCCATGATCCGAGCACGGGGATCTATGGCACGGCGGGGGATATGCGCGACGGTGCGGCGGCGCTGGATGCGCTGGCGGGCAATTACGCGCGGATCTACGGCAAGCGGGCGGGAATTACGGCCCGGGCTGCGCGCGACATCATGATTGCGGAGCGGTGGTACGGCTCGCAGGAGGCGGTTGATGCGGGCTTTGCCGATCGTGTTGCGGGCGCCGAGGGCGCGGATGCCGATAGCGCCGCCACGGCAAGCGCGATGAACGCAAGCGTTCCCCTGTTTGATTACCGGCTTTATGCCAATGCGCCTGCGGAGCTGGTGCGGATGGCGGAGACGCGACTGGGTTCGACCTCCCTGCGAGAGCGGCCCGATTTTGTGGCGGCATCTGCTGCTGCGCAACAGCAGCCGAGCGCTGCGACTTCCAACCTTCAGGAGAACAATATGCCCGATCGCAATCCCCAAAGCACACCAGATGCGACGCCCCCGGTGGCGCCCACGATGACCGCACCGACGCCAGCACCGGCACCAGTGCCTGCGCCAACACCCGCACCGGATATGGCTGCGGTGCGGGCGCAAGCGGTGCAGGGCGAGCGGGATCGCAGCGCTGCAATCCGCGCGGCGGCAGCGCCGTTTATGTCCACGCTGGGAGCGGAGGCTGTGGCGTCGATGATTGATGAGGGCATCACGCCCGAGCAGGCAAATGCCCGCATCCTGACACTGATGGCGGGGTCTGCGACTTCAGGTGGTGCACCCACGCCCTCGGGCCAGCGCGCACATATCCAGCGCGATGCAGGGGACACGCGGATGAGCGGCATGGTTGGCGCGCTGATGCACCGCGCGGCGCCCAATCGTCACGCGATGGAGGGCCCGGCAGTGGAGTTCCGCCATATGGGTCTGCGCGGTCTGGCGATGAGCCTGGGCGGGGGCACGGGGTATAACCAGGCGGAGATGGTGCGCCAGGGGATGCGCTCGACCACGATGATGGGCGGCGCGCATGGGGTCAGTGATTTTGCTTACATTACGACAGAGGTGATGCGGCGGATGTTGCGGGCGGATTACACGCGGCGGGCGCCAACATGGGGGGCGATCTCGCGACGGCGCACGGCGACGGACTTCCGCAGCCTGCATTCGGTGCGCTTTGGCGGCGATCTGACCTTCAAGACGGTGGGGGAGAATGGCGAGTACCAGCAGGCGCAGCTGAGCGATGAGGCCGAGAGCCTCGCCGTCCAGAAATACGGTCGCACGCTGAACATCACGTTTGAAGCGATTGTGAATGACGATATGGGCGCGTTCGAGCGTCTGCCATCGGACTTCGCGCGCAATGCCCGCAATCTGGAATCCAAGATCATCTGGGGCCTGATCCGCGACAATGCCAAGCTGGGTGATAATAAGGCGCTGTTCCACGCGGGTCACGGCAATCTGGCCGGATCGGCCGGTGCTGTCAGCGTGGCGGCTGTGGGGGCAGGTCGCAAGGCGATGTGGGAGCAACGCCCCTATGGCAGCACGGATAAGAGCGACTTTATCGAGGTGGAGCCGGATCTCCTGTTCGTGCCGCCTGCGCTGGAGCTTGCGGCCTTGCAGTTCACCACGGCGGTGAACCCGAACAAGCAGGTTGATGTGAACCCGTTCACGCTGACCCCGACGACGGAGGCACGTCTGGGCAGTGCTGCGGGGGGCTCCGATACCGCGTGGTATCTGTTCAGCAGCGAGTTGCCGCCGCTGGAGCATGCTTTGCTGGAAGGGTTCGAGGAGCCGATGGTGGAGACCAAATCGGGGATGAACCCGGATGGTGTGACGATGGATGCGCGTCACATCTTCGGGGCGAACGCGACGGAATATCGCGGCTCTTATAAAAACGCCGGCGCCTGATCCGGACCGGGCGATCTGATCCATCCTGATATTCAATGACATGGAGACACTCATGAAGAATTACGTGCAACCCGGTGATCACGTCACCGTGCCCGCGCCATCCGGTGGCGTTACAGCCGGTGCGCTGGTCACCATCGCCGCGCTGAGCGGTGTCGCGCAGGCGGCGGCTGCTGAAGGCGAGCCTGTGGAGCTGGTGCGCAAGGGGGTTTTTGACCTTCCCAAAACATCGGCGCAGGCCTGGGCCGTTGGGGAGAAGATCTATGCAACCGCTGCGGGGGTCTGCACCACCGTCGCCTCATCCAACATGCTGGTCGGTGTCGCTGTCGAGGTCGCGGCCAACCCGTCGGGCACCGGTCGTGTGCTGCTGGACGGCGCGGCGCGTTAATCGATGGGCTCGCCCTTTGACGGCATGGCCGAGGCCCTGACGGGGATATTTGGCGAGAGCGTCACGCTGATCGTTGATGGCGTTGCGCGGTCTGTTCACGGCGTGCTGCGCCATGTGCCAGTGGAGATGATCCGCGATGGCGGCCAGATCGGCGAGACGCTGCCGGTGTTGCGGATCGCGGCAACGGATGCGGCAGGGCTGAAGGCAGGCCGCGATCTCGTCATTGTCGAAACAGAAACCTACGGGTTCTCCCGCAACCCGCGCCCCTATCGATCGGGGGGCGGGCTTGTCGAAATCGAACTGGAGATCGTCTCATGAGCAAGACCAAATCCTATAAGGTGCTGCGCAGCTGCGTGGCGGCGGATGGCGCATCGATCGCGAAGGGCGGGTCGGTGCTGCTGGATGCGGAGCAGGCGGTGCTGTGGCAGCAGGCGGGCAAGATCGGGGCCTCGGCCCCTACATCTGTCCCGACCCTGATCTCTGAGCCTGTCTCCCCACCGGTCACGACACCAGCCGTCAAAACCGACAGCAAAGCCCCATCACGCGAATGATCCACCAGCGCACGCATATCCGGAGCGCGGCCCATGGGGTGATCCGGGCGGCGCTAGCGGCGGGGATCACGGTGCGGCAGGCCTCGCCCTATGATCTGGGCCGCGATCTGATGCCGTGCGTCTTTGTGACGGGCGGGGATGGATCGGCGCAGGTGGCGGGGCAGTCGCTGGCGCGCGAGATGATGCTGGAGATCAGCATTGTGGATCGCGGGACGGCGGAGGCGATCGAGGATCAGCTCGATGCCTTGCAGGCGCAGGTCGAGATCGCGCTGGCGGCGGATCCACAGCTCGGCGGTGCGTGCCAGAGCCTGCATCTGACACAGGAAAAGCGCGCTTTCGAGAAAGCCGAGGATGTGCTGGGCGAGGCGCTTTTGCTGTTCCGCGTGGTCTACGGCACGACGCGGCGCGATCCCACTACTCTCACATAGTGACGGCAACACTCACATAATTCCACATTACCCACGCAACAGGAGGTGCTCTATGCCCCGCGTAACTGGCGATGATGTCATCGTAAAAATCGGCGACGTGACTGTCACCGGCATCAAGGAGGTGAGCTGGTCCGAGACGACCGGCACGGTGACCTCTTCGATTGCAGGCCGCAAGACGGATCATCACGGCTCCGGCAAAACGACAATGACCGGCTCGATCAAGGTGGAGCGCTATCCCGGCGATGCGGGGCAGGCGGGCCTGATCTCGGGCGCGGTCGTGGCGCTCAAGCTGTTCCCTGACGGGGACGGATCGGGGGCGGAGCAGATCGATGTGGATGTTGTTTTGACGGGTAAGGATTACGGCAATCTGGGGTCCACCGAGTTCCAGACCCATGATGTGCCCTTTGCCAATGCGGGCGATATTGTGCGCACGGCTGTGACATGAACGGGGCCTTTCTGGAGCGGGTCAAGGGAACCCGCAGCTCCGGGATGATCACGATGGATGCGCCGGAACTGGGGACCAAAGAGGATCCGTTCACGCTCTATCTGATGCCGCCTGCCTTGCGCGATAGCGATTATTCCTCGCAGGCGGTGGGCGAGTTCGAGCGGGTGATCCGGTTGTTCATCCGGATTGCGCGGGATGCGGACGGCAAGCGCCTGGTCGAGGATGCGGATCTGCGCGAGTTGATGCGCGAGGGCGGCGCGCCGGTGATGTATCCGGTGGCCTTGCGGGCGCTGAAGCTGGTCGCGGTTCCGAAGTTCGGGGACACGGTAAAAAACTGATGGCGCGTCCCGATCTGCGGACGCGCTATCATCTGGCCTACAAGCTGAAAAAGACCCTCACCGAAATCGAGGCAATGCCCATGGCCGAATATGTCGGATGGCTTGCCCTGTTCGAAGTGGATGCACCAGATGGATGAGCGCATCAGATTGATCCTGAACGGCACGGATCGGGGGGCGTCGCGGGCGGTGCGCACGTTGCGCGGCGAGCTGGGCGGGCTGCGAACTGTTCTGGGGGCCGGTCTGGGCCTTGGCGGAGCCTTTGCCGGGGTGGAGCTGGTGCGCGGGGCGGCCACGGCAATTGCGGGGTTCGGGGCGTCGATGGCGCAGGTGCGCGCGATCACCGATCCGACAGAGGCCGAATTTGCAGCGCTGACGCAAACCGCGCGCGAGCTGGGTGGCACAACGGAGTTCAGTGCCAGCCAGGCGGCGGACGGGTTGCGGTTTTTGGGGATGGCGGGCTTTGACGCGGCGCAAAGCGTGGCGGCAATCCCTGCGGTTCTGGATCTGGCCACGGCGGGGGCGCTGGGTCTGGGGGATGCGGCGGATATTACCTCGAATATCATGTCGGCCTTCGGAATTGCGGCCGGTGATGCGGGGGAGGCTGCGGATGTTCTGGCGGCGGCCTCGTCGCGGGCCAATACGGATATTCCGCAGCTGGGCGAGGCGATGTCCTATGTGGGGCCGGTTGCGGCGGCGATGAATGTGTCGCTGGCCGATACGGCGGCAGCGATCGGCAAGCTGTCGGATGCGGGCATTCAGGCCAGCTCTGCGGGCACGGGGTTGCGCCGGATCCTGTCCACGCTGGTGGCCCCGCCAAAGGAGGCCTCGGATGCGATTGCGGCTCTGGGTCTGGAGCTGGATGATCTGGATCCGAATGTGGTCTCGATCACGCAGATTGTGGACCGGTTCCGGGGGGCGGGTCTGGATGCGGCGGATGCGCTGACGATCTTTGGCGATCGGGGCGGGCCTGCCATTCTGGCGCTGGTGTCGCAGGCGGACGGGCTGCGCGATCTGACGCAGGGCATGCAGGATGTGAGCGGCGAGGCGGACCGCATGGCCTCGGTGATGCGCGATACCCTGGCTGGAGATGTGCAGACGCTGCACTCGGCGGCGGAGGCTCTGGCGCTGTCGCTGGGGGAGGCGGGCTTAGGTGATGCGCTGCGCAGCCTGACGCAAGGCGCGACGGATCTGATCGTGGGGGTGACGGGTCTGGTCGATCATCTGGGGCAGATGAACGCGGCCGGTGATCTCACTTCCGTCAAAATTGGTCTGGTCTTTGTGGGTGTGGCCAAATTGAGCAGCACGCTGATCGGGCTGGCGCCGGTTGTGATGCGGGCGACCACGGCGCTGCGGGCGATGGGTCTGGCGAGCACCTTTGCGCTGGGTCCGGTGGGGGCGGTGATCACGCTGGTCGCGGCGGGGGCGGCGGTGTGGCTGACCTTCCGCGACAATACGGCCGAGGCCGAAACGGGGATGTATGATGCGGTGGCGGGGACGGAGGCGCTGAACACGGCGCTGGCCCTGTTTGGCGACAGCCATGCACCGGATGCGGGGCGCTCGGCGATGGATCTGGCGGAGCGCAATGTGGCGCTGGCGCAATCCTCGCTGGATGCGGCGGAGGCGGAATATACGCTGATGGAGGCATCGCTGGCGCGGGAGCGTCAGGAGGCCAATGCGCTGGCGGCGCAAAGCGAACCGGGGGCATTCCAGCCGCTGCTCTCGGGCGCATCGCTGGTGGAGGAGACGATCTCCGGGGGCGAGCGATTGCTGGCGGCGCAAGAGGCGCTGGTGGCACGGGGGCGGCGCGCGGTCGAGGAAGCGCGGGCGGGCCTGGAGAATGCACGTTCACTGGTGTTCGGGCAGACTACCGGTGATCTGGGCGCGCTGTTCGGGCTCGGGGGCGATGGGCTATTGCCGCCCGAACCCTCGAGCAGGCCACCAGCGGACACGCCGGATAGCGAATCACGACAGCCTGATGAGGCGGAGCAGCGGGCGGAGCGGTTGGCGGCTCTGATGGCGCAGCTGACGGGGCAATCGCGCGATGCGCAGGCCGCGCTGACGCGGGTGGGTCTGAGCCGGGATGCGATCGAGAAGGCGCAGCGGTTCGATGCTGCGGTGCGGATCCTGACAGAGGCGGGGGTTAATCTGGGGGATCAGTGGGAGGATACGGGGCTCACGATCTCGGAGCAAATCGAGGCGATGATCAATGGCACGGTCGATGCGGAGGTCGAGTTCGAGGCGATGGCGGAGCGGTTGCAGGCGGTGCGCGATATTGGCGAGCAGGCAATGTCGGGTCTGGCGGATGCGATTGTGGGCTCTGCGCGCACGGGCAAACTGGCGATCGAGGATCTGGTGGCCAGCGGGCTGGAGGATCTGGCGCGTCTGGGCATCCAGCGCAATGTGACGGGACCGCTCTCGGATGCGCTCTTTGGCGATGGCGGGGTGGCGAGCAGCTTCCTGTCCAACCTGTTCGGGGTTGGCGGTGGCACTGGGGCCAAGACGGTCAAAAGCGCGAATGGCAACGTCTTCGAAGGGGGCGACGTGGTTGCGTTCGCTACTGGCGGCGTTGTGTCAGGGCCAACTACGTTCCCCATGGTTGGCGGCAATACGGGCCTGATGGGCGAGGCCGGGCCCGAGGCGATCATGCCTCTTACCCGGCTGGGCAACGGCAAGCTGGGCGTTCAGGCGACCGGCGGCGGGCAGGGCGGGAATGTCACCGTTGAAATGCCCTTTACCCTGCAAGTGATCGGCGGCGCCTCCGAGGAACGTGTCGAGATGGCCCCTGATGGCAAGTCGGCGCAGCTGTTTATTACAGGCGTTGTCAAAGAGGCTTTCCGCACGGGTACATTCCGCAAGGAGCTGGCGCAATATGGCGCCCGCAAACAACCCGTGGGAGGGGCCTGATATGAGCATCTCGTGGCTGCCCTCGATCCCTTTCGAGACGGAGCAATCCCGCGCTGGATTTAGTGGTCCGTCAGGCGCGTTGACGATCACAAAGATGGATGCCGGATTACCCAAGCGGCGTCGAAGATCGACAGCTGCGCCGCGCGCATTGCCAATGTCGATCACGTTCCTGACCATCGAACAGATTGCAGAGTTCGAGACGTGGTTCGAGGTCTCGACCTTGACGGGTGCGCTGTCCTTCGAGGCCGTCCATCCCCATAAGGGCGGCTTGTCCTTGTTCTCGTTCGCGGATGATCCGGCATATGAAGTGGTGCGGCTGCCCAGCGACCTGTTCACCCTGTCATTCAATCTGTGGGAACTGCCCTCATGAGGCAATTGTCCGAGGTGATGTTGCGGGCCCTGAATGCGCAGGAAACGGGCGAGGTGCTGCTGCCGCTGATTGTGGTCGAGGCCGGGGGCTGGCCGGGGCCCGAGCGGTTTGCGGGGCAAACATGGGCTGATGTGACCAGCGGCGGCCAGACCTATTTTGCGGTGCCGTTCCGCGTGGGATTGCCCGACGAGTCCGACGATGACGATGCCGGTGAAATCGAGCTGTCGATCGACAATGTGTCGCGCGATATCGGGCGGGCGCTGCGCCTTGCCACGGGATCTATCACAGTGACGCTGAGCTTCGTTCTGGCGTCGCAGCCTGACGTGGTCGATATCGGTCCGCTGGAGTTCGACGTGCTGTCGCACAAGACGACATCGCAAGATGTGGTGCTGATCCTGGCGGCCAGCCCGCTAACAGATCAGGTGTTCGGGCAGCACGTCCTGAACACCGTGAATGCGCCCGGTCTGCACAGCTGATGCACTGGACTGATGGGTGGATCGGCCTGCCGCACGCACAGCGCGGGCGGGGGCCGGGATATGATTGTCTGGGCCTGTTCGTCACGATCACCCGCACCAGATCCGGTGCCGTGGTCGATGACCCGCTTTGCACAATCGCGACCTCGCGTGCGGCCGCGCACAAAATGCGGGCGCATTGGTCACCGGTACGGGACGCCCCGCGCGAGGGGGATGCTGCCCTGTTCCGGATCAGGGGTCATGCCCTGCACGTCGGATATGTGCTGGACGCGCACCGGATGCTGCACATCGAGGATGATACTGGATCGCGCATCGAGCGCTGGGACGGGTTGCTGTGGAAGCCGCGTCTGGAAGGATTGTATCGACATGCCGGATAGTATCGAGCTGGTAACCGCTCCGCATAACTTCGCGCCCGTTGCTGTATCGTGGATCGCGCCGGGCGCCACGATCATGGAGATGGTGGGCGCGCATATCCCGTTGGAACATCGCGGTGCGTGCTATGTCGTGCTGTCGCGGGGGGATCGCGCGTGGCCCGTCCCGATCGACATGTGGGGGAAGGTCCGCCCGAAACCGGGAACCACGGTCGAGATCGCGCGGCGTGTCGAGGGCGATGTGCTTCGCATGGCGCTGCTGGTCGCTGTAAGCGTGTTTGCGCCATATCTGGCGGGCACTCTGCTGCCTGTTGGTGTGGCGGCAGAGACCTTGGCTTTGGTCACGGCGGGCATCGGTCTGGTGGGCAACTTGCTGATCAACGCGCTCATCCCACCACCCGAACCGCAGACCGTTCAGAAATCAGATCCGCGCTATGCCATCACCGGCAACTCGAATGCGTTCAACCCGTGGGGGATTGTGCCCTCGGTTCTGGGGCGCCACCGGATGTATCCGGTGCTGACGGGGCGCGGCTATACCGAGCTGGTGGGCGATGATGTCTATTACCGGTTCCGCGCAGTGTGGAGTTACGGCACGGGACATCTGGAGGATCTGCGCATTGGCGAGACCTCGATCACGGCGTTCAGCGATGTCGAGATCGAGCTGCGCAATTTTGACGAGACGCGCACCCGTGCCGCGATCCCCGAACTGGCAGATATGGACTGCGTGTTTTTGGGCGATGAGGCCCCGATGGCGCTGTATCCAAGCGATATCTCGGAGGTCCATGAGAGCGTGGCGCTGCTGATGGATGCGCCGGTGCTGCGGGAAACCGAGGCGAACACCGCCTCTTTCTCGGTCGATCTGTCGCTGAGCGAGGGGCTTTACGGTGTGACGCGCAGCGGGACCAAGAAGTTCAAGATCACGGTGGTTGTGGATTATGAATATCGCGCAGTTGGCAGTGATATGTGGATCGATGCGGGATCCGAAGAATATAGCGGCCTGATCCAGACCTCCTTCGGGGTCAGCAAGACGATCACGCCTGCAGCCCCTGGCAAGTTCGAGGTGAGGATCACGCGGCGCACGGAGGATGAGGCGACCAGCGGCGCGACGCTTTACGGGGCCACGACGCTCTCGGTGATCCGCTCGGTCTCGGCCGAGCCGCTGCCCAATATTCCAAAGACCTGCGAGATCGCGCTGCGGGTGAAGGCCACGGACCAGCTCTCGGGCAGTTTGCAGAGTTTGAACGGGATCTTCTGGCGGCATGCGCCGGTCTGGGACGGGGCGGAATGGTCTGCGCCGCAACCTGTGCGCCATCCGGCATGGGCCTATGCGCTGGCCATGCAAGGTGATCACCTCGCCCGCCCTGTGCCCGATGTGCAGATTGATCCCGATGATCTGAAGGAGTGGGCGGATGTGGAGCCGCATTGGACCTGCGATATGGTGGTGGATCAGCCCGAGCGCCTTGCTGACGTGCTGCGCGCGATTGCAGCGACCGGGCGCGCTACGCCAACCCGCCGTGATCTGAAATATACAATCGTGCGGGATCTGGCTGACGGTCCAATCGCAGGACATATGAGCCAGCGCACCGTGTCCGGGTTCGAATTCGAGCGCGTGGTGCGCCCCGCCGTGCATGCCCTGCGGATGCGATACATCTCGGAGGCGCATGGCTGGCAGCAGCATGAACTGACCGTTTACGATGACGGCTACGATGCCGGCAATGCCACCAATATTGAAACGATGGAGCTGCGCGGGTTTGTGCTAACCGGTGACGATACCGATCAGGGCAACATCTGGCGCATCGGTCGATATCACATCGCCGCTTACCGTTTGCGGCCCGAGGAGTTCACCTGGACGACTGACTGGGAGCATGTCCGCTACAATAACGGTGACAAGATCATCGTGCAGCACGACGTGGCGCTGTTCGGCGTGGGGGCAGGGCGCATCGTCGAGGTGGGCACGGTCGGAACCTCGATCGCATGGGTGCGCATGGATGAGCGGTTCCGCTTGTCCGATGGCGCGCCTGAAACGGCTGCCGAGATCGCGTCAACGCAGTCCTACACCGATGGTGCCGTGATGCACCTGTCGCCGGTCGCTGAGCCGGTCAGCTTTGCTGTAGCCGGGGCGCGATCAGCGCGCGCCGAGGATCGCGGTGCAATCCTCTATCTGGATCCGGTGGCGAGAGAGGTCAGCTTTGATCGCACGCAAGGTGCGGCCGTATCGGGGACCCGCCGCCTGCGTCTGCGCGGACGTGATCGGGACGGCGATACGGTGCTGGGCGAGGTGACTTATGAGGCGGGTGAGGTCGCGACATTCCATTTTGTGGACAGGATTGATGTCGGGGCTTTGGCTGTTGGTGATCACGTGATGTTGGAGGAGATCGAGGCCGAGCCGGTCACCCTGCTGGTCCGCCGGATAGGACGCTCGGGTGTGGACAGCGCCACCTTCTCGGCCGTGGCTGCTGCTCCAGGCGTTCTGGTCGCAGATCAAGGGCTGATCCCTGCCTATGATCCGCAAATCACCGATCTGCCGGTGCTCGATCTTCAGGGGCCTGCATTGCCCGTGGTTGCGCGCGCGGTGTCAGATGAAACGTCCTGGCTGGAACAGCGCGGTGGCGCTGCGCAGCCGCGTATCCTTGTCGCATTGCAGGCGGATACGCAGCGGGGCGTATCGGCCGCGCAGTACCGTCTGCGCTGGCGGCAGGCGGAGGCTGGCCTCGAGGCCGGGGGCAGCGGGACTGGCAACGGGACGAGTCCCCGGTGGCAGGTTGGGCCGTTCGAACCTGTCTCCAGCCGCTATCTCTACACCGCAGCGCTGCAGGACGGTGTTCTCTATGAGGTCGCGGTGCAATCGCTGGATGCTTTGGGTCGATCGCGGGGCTGGGTCGCGGCAGGCAGCGTAGTGGCCAGTGCCTATGATGCGCCGCCGCCGGATGTGGTGCAGCTGCTGGCACGGCTGAACGGCTTTGATCTGACGCTGAGCTGGCCTGCCGTGGCGACACCGGACCTGCGCGGCTATGAGGTCCGCTATGCCTTCGATCCGGCCGTTTCCTGGGATGCCGCGCAGCCGATGCTGGAGGTTCCGGCGGGGCAGGTCGCGGCGACGGTGGCGCGGCGCACGGGGCACTGGATGGTCCGCGCGGTGGATTATTCCGGCCAGACCAGTCTGGCAGAGGCCTCGGTTCTGGTCGCGGCGGATAATACGCAGCACCGGCTGGTCTATTCTGCGGAGCTGGTGGACGCGGGCTATGCTGTGGGGTTTGCGGATCCGGAGGTCGGGGCGGCGGAAGACACATCCGGAGCGGTGCGCCTGCTGGCGGAGAATGACGCATATCCAGCCTCGGCCGTCTGGACGAAATCCACTGGCGGCTCCTTCACAGAAACCGCAGCCCATAAGCTCTACCTGCTCGATTGCGAGATCGATGCCTATGCCGAGCATTCCGGCGGCGGGGTGCCGGGCAAATGGTCGGTGGAGATTGCGCGGCAACCGGAAGGCTTGCTGTCGGAGATCGCGCAGCTGCGGGGCATTGTTCCGGGCGAGGAGTTCGAGCTGGGCGGCGTGACGCTGGCCTATCTGGTCTTGCGTAGCGAGGATGCGCAGACCACGCCGGTGGTGCGTTCCGCGAAATGGCGCATCCTCGAGGCGCCACGGGCCGAGTTCGGCGAGGTGACCAGCAGCGACAGTTCCTATGTCGAGGTGGTGTTTGACTGGCCCTTCGGTCAGGTGCCGCAGGTGCAGGTCACGGCAAAGGATGCCTCGGATGTGGTCTCCTTGCAGGTCTATTCCGTGAGCGCCAACCGGTTCCGCGTGCTTGCCTATGACGGGGCGGGGGCGCCGGTTGTGGCGGAGCTGTCCTGGACGGCGACGGGCTACGGCCAGCGGGTGAACATTCCGGCCAGTGCGGCCTTGCCTGCACCGCCACCACGCTATTCCTGATCAATCTGAAAGGGGGCTCTTATGGCTCATTCCACGGATGTGGTGCAGTTGAACACTGCGCCGCACCTCATTGCCGATGCTGCAACATTCCTGCGGATCCAGAACCGGGGATCCTATGCGGTGCGCATCCTCTACGCGGCCAGCCTGCCTGCGGAGTATCAGGATCTGGGCGAGGATCTCGCTGTGGGCTCGGTGGATATCCGCGCCGATCTGGCGAACCGCCAGCTGCAATGCTGGGCGTGGTCTGCGGGTAGCGGGACGTTGAGCGTCGAGCGCGACCAATGACGCAATTGCACGGCGCGGGGCAGCGCCACGTTCAAACCGGGGAGGTCGGTATCATGGGCATTGGCGCGGCGCGGGCCGATTTTGAGAACTTTGTTAGCTGCGATCGAGCGACATCAGCGACGGCCTTGGTGGGCGGGGTGCTGAGCAACTTCGCCGCGGGGGCGGTGGTGCGCTATCCCGATCCTGATGATCCGACGCGCGGCGTGATGCGGGTCGAGCCACAGGCGACCAACCACGTGCGTTCGAATGATGGCACGGGTGCAGCGGTCGGGCGTCTGGATGCGGGCGGGGCGCTGCCGACCGGGTGGACGGCACCCTTCGGCCTGCCATCATCCGCAGTTGAGGTCGTGCAGATCGGTGAGGATGTAGGCTTGCCTTATATCCGCATTCGGCTGCAAGGCGTCACGACCAGCAGCAGTGTTTTTATCTATACCGAGGGCGTCGGGGCTGTGGCGGCGGAGGATGGGCAGCTCTGGGCGCAATCTGTTTACATGCGCCTGATCTCGGGATCGCTGGCAAATATCTCGGCCATCAGAGTCCGGCCTGAAGCGCGGGCAAGTGGTGGCACGGGTCATAGTGGATATGCGGGCAGTGATGTGGCGATCGGCGCGGATTGGCAGCGATGTGCTCAGGGTGCCGCACTCGCAGATGCGAATGGCGCAGGTGAAATCTCCTATCTCGTGCCGACCATACAGATCGCGTCGACGTCGGGAGCGGCGATCGATGTGACGCTCGATATCGGTCTGCCGCAAATGGAGCTCGACGCCGTGACCTCACCGATCCGCACCTCCGGCGCGATGGCCACTCGGGCGGCGGATGTCGTGACCACGCCCGCGCCGGTGAATGGCGGCGTCTTTAGTGTGGTGGTCGACTTCCGGTTCTCGGCCGTCCAGGTCGCGGGGAGATCGGCGCGGGTTTTTGACTTTGGCGGCGATGAAGGCCGATCACTGCGGTTGCAGCATAATGGCGGGTTGAACACAGGCGATCTGTTGCTGGTGCTGCATGACGCGCCCTCCGAGGGCGGGGCCGTTCTGGGCGTCACGTTGGGGGTGATCACTGCGGGCCTATGGCAGCGGGCCGTTGTCGTGGTTGATGGCGCTGACCTGCGGGTGCGCCTGTCGGGCGAAGCGGAGGTAAGTCGCAGTGATTTTGCTCTGCCGCGATCCGGCCTGCATACACTGGCATTGGGCGCGAGCCATACTGGCACTGTCGCGTTGGTCGGGCCGTTGGAATATCGTGCTATCACGGTTTATGACCGCTCGCTTTCCTCGGCCGAGATCACCGAACTGGTGGAGGGCGCATCATGATCATCCGATTGCGGGCCGCGTCGCGTGCGGTGCTGGAGGCGGCGTTCCGGCAGTTCGGGGTGCTGCAGCCAGATGGTATCGCTGGCGATGAGGGGGAAAGTACAGGCGCCAGTGCTGGCTGGCGACCGGCGCGGGGCATCAGCCTGGTCTGGCTGGGCCGGTTCAAGATCGGCGAGGATATCCTCGATCCTGAAACCGGCGATGTGGTGACGCCAGCACCAGTAGACCCGCGCGAGCATGTCGATCTGCTGGTGACGGGGCCCGCACTGACGGCCGCCTTCCACGATGCTGAAACCGGTCAGAGCGCCACTATGGCGGCGGTCGATGCGCTGCTGCTGATCTGGGCCACGGGCGGCACCGCAGTGGAAACCACCACCGGCATGGAAACCGCGCTGTCCTATGCGGGGATCGAGTTGATCGAGGATATCCGCACCCCGCGCCATGTGTTCGCAGGGGTGGTGCCATGAGGCCGCATCGCGACCGTCGGATTGAATGGTGGTTCGCCCGCGTGACCTTGTGCTTCGGGCTGTTCCTGATGGCACCGGCGCAGAGCATGGACAGCCTCGCCTTTGTCCAGCTGCGCCTCTGGGCCCCTGAATTCTATTGGGGGCTGCTCTTTGCGGTCACGGGTGTGACGCATTGCGGGGCGCTGTGGATCAACGGGCGGCGGTGGTGGACGCCGCTGGTTCGGTTCTGCATCGCGGGGGTCAACTTCTCGGTCTACCTGATCTTTGCGGCGGGGTTCTACTCGGTGGATCCTTGGACCACGGGGGTGTTCTTTTACGGTCTGGCGATGAGCTATGCCTCGATCGTGGTCTTCTATGGCGCGGTGAAGGATTCCTATCACGCGCTGGGGGCCCGCCATGCTCAGTACTGAACAACTGGCGGCGCTGGCCGTCTCGATCCTGGGCACGATCACGGCCGTGGCGCGGTGGGCATGGGTGCAGGGCAAGAAGGAGGCGGGGGATGCTCCGTCTGCCGCCACGCCTTTGTGCCAGTACCCGCCGGAGCTGTCGTCCAAGATCGACCGCCTGACCTGGGCCGTAGATGAAATGCGCAAGGACCTGCGCGACATCGAGCGGGGCATCAAATGACCGATCTGCACTCTACACAAACGGGGGTTGAGGCATGCTGACAGTGGAGGAAATGATCCGCGATATCCTGCGCAGCGAGGGCGGCTTTGTGAACGATCCCGATGATCCGGGCGGGCCGACCAATTGGGGCGTGACGATCCACACAATGCGCCGTCTGGGGCTGGATGTGGACGGTGACGGCGATGTCGATATCGAGGATGTGCGGGCGCTGCCGATCGGGATGGCCGCGGAGATCTTCGCAACCGAATATCTGCGGAAACCGCGCATCGATGCGCTGCCTGCGCCGCTGCAACCGGCGGTGTTCGATATGCAGGTCAATGCAGGATCGCGGGCGGTTCGGCTTCTCCAGCAACTGCTGCGCGAGTGCGGCTATGCGGTCGGGGCGATCGACGGGCTGATCGGGGCGCGCACCATTGGCGCGGCGGCCGATGCGATTGGCGAGCTGGGGCCGCAAGTGCTGGTCGATGGCTACGGCATCCTGCGGCGGGACTTCTATTACCGGCTGGCGGATCGGCGGCCTGCCAGTCGCAAATATGCGCGCCGCCGCGATGGCGGCAAGGGCGGCTGGATCACGCGGGCCGAGGCGTTCATGTCGCCCGCTGCGCGCTACACGCAGGAACAGCATCAGCGGAGGGTCGCGGCATGGGGCTGA